TTTCCTATTATTACTTCTTTTTTTGTTTTTGTGTCCTTGAAAATTTCCAATAACGATGGTTCAATCCAAGTTTTCGACCCGTGAGCATAGTGGTCTTTATTAAAGAAATCGGCTTCCACAGTATCTACATCTAGTTTAAATAATTTCGTCCTATTATTATATTCAATACATCTCGACGATAACTTCATATTTGTAATATCAATTGTTGAATTTGCTTTTTTTGTCTCTTTATATTCCAACTCTTTCAATGCTGTAATAATTTTATTAAAATCATATCTTTTCGAGATCGGTTGTAAACAATTATATATTAAACGATTATAGGATAAGCTATTTATTGAAGTATCATTCAAATGCTTTAGTTTATCTGTTATATCGGTTATGTTTTTGGCTTCAATTATATATGGAGTAATGTTTGGATACATGAGTAGCATAAACAAATATTCACACACATTTAATTTTGGTATTATTTTAGGGGAATAGTCTATTATCGTATTTTGGGTAAATTCCGAGTCCCCTTTACTACATACATTTAAATACGGGTTATCGCCACCTGTAATTAATTCATACATAATAATTCCAAACGACCAATAATCAATATTCTTATTAGGTTCTGACTCACGATCTAAAAAGAATTCAGGTGGATACCATTTTGTTGGAATGTGTGTGTCGGTGAGTAATATTTCCTCTGGCGAATAATTGGTTCTTACATATAGACTTTTTCCATAATCTCCCACTTTATAAACTATGTCCTTACCCGTTCCAGAAATTAAAACATTTCTTGCTGCAAGATCTAAATGTAAGATTTCTTTACTATGTAAATATTTCATACCAGTTGCTATATCTAATGCAATTTGAATATTTTTTAATTGTAATGTTTCATCCTTTAATACATCTGTGAAACGTTCATTAAGTTCTGTTTTTAAATCACCACCCACCCTCTCTAAAACAATTCCCCGTGTTTTTACTCCGTCAATTATATCAATTGTTATTCCCAAACAAGAAACTATATTTTTATGTTGTCCAATGAATTTCATAATAAGAGCTTCACGTTTAAAATTAATGATATTTTCCATGGTGTGTGATTGTAGCTTTTTAACAGCAACATTTATTTTAGTATGGAGGGGGCCGTGTAATATCAAAGTCGCTGCATAAACTATACCAATTGAACCCTTTCCTAATATTTCTATTTTTGTTTTTTCTTCATCGGTATATTCGTATTTAACGTTATTGATCAACGTATGACATTTTTCAAAAACTTCCATACAAGTTTTTTGTATACCAGTTCTGAATGTGTTAGATAAACGATATTGTGGGTGCAGTTCGTCCGCAATATTTAATAAAATGTCCTTTATCTCTTCAAGACTATCATAAATCTCAGTTCTATTTTGCGATGTTTTCATCCTAAAAATTCCCGGTTTGATTTTTTGTTGAAGATTTAAAAGAAATGCTACATTCTCTGACCTGTTTTTTTTAAATGCCTCTCCATTAAAATCCGTGAAGTGGGGTAATTTTATGTCTGTCTTTCTAACAGTAATTATATATTTTATTAAACCATAAATCCTTTCTCTATCATCCTTAGTCTTTTTACTTTTCGCTATAATATATAATGTATATATTATAGCTAATTCTTTATTTATTTTGATAGTGTTTATCTCATAATGTTTAATGTCTTTCCATAATTTGTATACGTCCGAATTTGGCATGACAGATAACTGCGTACCTAAATGTGTCAGTAGATTATCTCTTAAATGCGTATCTACAAATAATTTTGTTATGTCATTTTTAACAGTTATCCATGAGTTTTCCGACTCAACTAAATTTTTGTTATACTCTTCTGCTGCAGCTCTAATATCATTAGTTAATGCTGTATAAAAAAAATATCCTGATACAATTTCTGGAAGGTTATTTATATCTGGTTCGGTACCCCCGTTCATCTTGATTCTTTTTAAGGAATGTTTAATAGTTTTCCGTAAATGTTGTCCACCTTTTAACCGGTTTAATTGTTTCAACGATTTTAAAGACTGGAATCTTTTCAAACGTTTGAATCGTTTGAATCGTTTCAACGATTTCAGTGACTTTCTAGAAGTTTTTCGACCACCTTTCAACCGTTTCAACTGTTTCACTAATTTTAAAGACTTAAATCGTTTCAAAGAAATTCGTGTTCTACACATTCTACGCATTCTACGCGTTCTGCGCGTTCTACGCATTCTACGCGTTCTGCGCGTTCTACGTGATCTCCGTAATTGTCGATTAAATCTGGATATTTTCATATTTATAATATAATAATAGAAAAAAAAAATAGATTTAAAGGAAATTAAATTTAAATTTAGTAACAGATCATAAATATTAAATGGAAATTGATAATGTACATTGTTTTTTGTGCCACGATACTCCAGATGTGTTATATAAATTATGTGAGTGTTTAGAGTCTAATGTATGTGTAGAGTGTTATAATAATGATAATACTCAGATGATGAAAAGGTGTGCCATTTGTAGACGTAATTTTACATATAATAGAAAATGTGATTATAAAGAATTTATTAATATAATTATTTATGTATCTATATTATTTTCATCATATTTATTTATAGAATTATTTCCACCACTGTATATTTATTATTATGATAGCAATGAAAGCCAAACACTTAATAATATATTTCTTGGTACATGTATATTTTTTATAACAATCGGAAATGTGATATTGTTTGATTTAATACAAAATATAATTTATGAAAATACAACTAAAGTATTATTATCACTCTATTTATTCAAGAGCTTTTTTATACTAATGATATTTTTTATAACGAATTATATTAAGACAATTAACACAATGTTATATTATAGTATGTTTTGTATAGGGATTGTGTATGGGGCTCCTTTTTTGTTTTTTACAATCATTAAAGTCTGCGACAAATACGAGGATTTAAAAAAATATGTGAATAAAAAATCACTTATTAGCAAAATAGAAATTAAATCATTTATATTTCAAACTCAACAACCAATTCAGCCTGAGCAAGAGAAAATAGAACAAGATATTATTTTACCACTACAATATTTAGCTCATCTGTAAAATAATTGTAAATTATTATAATGCTCCATTAACAATATGTAAATAATCGGTTATAACATCATTCATTATATCGGTATCATTTATTTTTTCCATAGTGCCATAGATACACGGACTATATGTTTCATTTCCTTTTCCATCACTTTTTAAATCATTGACAATATTTGTTAAATCATAGAAGAAATTATCTAATACTTCTTTGGTATGGTATGAAGTTATGCAAAAATGGAATCCTCGTGGGAACTGGATCACATTAACTTCCCAGCTCTTATTCTTCAGTTTTTCTGCTATAGTATTTATGTTTAAATCGTTTGAATTGACTGCGATTATACTTAACACCGGATTACCGTAAATATATAATTCATGTATACCGCGAATTTTATCAATAAAATAGTCTTTTAGCACCATAATATGTTTATAATTAGCCTGGTATCCTAACGATCCATGATACATTAATGTAGCCCATGTTAGAGCAACTATGTTTCCACAGCGACTGCCTGCAAATGCCGTTGAAGCATAGATACCACCACTCCATTTTTCATCAATAAAATATTGATATTTCATCAATTCTTTATTTCGATACAATATAGATGATGCACCTTTGGGAGATAATCCGTATTTGTGAAAATCAGCCGAAATGCTTGTAACAGCAGGCAAAGTAAAATCAAACTTATAATCACTTAAATTTACTAAAAATGAACCAATGCAAGCGTCAATATGGAGTGATATATTATGTTTAAGTGCTATATCATTTAGTTTAAGGCATTGGTCGATTATTCCTAAATTATAACTCGGTGTTGAACCCACAATTAGAATAGTATTAGAAGTTATTGATTTTTCTAATTTATAAGTATCATAATAGCCATTTTCATTGCACGGAATCATCACTAATTTAATGTTGAAATATTTACACGCTTTATTAAACGCACAGTGTACCGTAGATGACACTATGATTTCGGGTTCCTTAATATTCTTTTCGGCTAAAGCATGGTCGCGATATGTTTTACATGCCAACAATATACTTTCGGTGCCTCCGCTAGTGAATGTTCCACAGCAGGTTCCATTAGAACCATTAGAACCATCATTACCATTAAACATTTTAATCATAATTGCTATACATTCTTGTTCCATCTTTCTAACAGCAGGATAAAGATTTGTGTGAAGTGGATTAGATTTATTGAAGTAGGGGAATATTTTAGTCATTGTATTATCCAAATCCTTATTGTTTGAATAGGTAGCACCTGACACGCGCCCATCTCTGTATTTTATATTACCTTTTTTAGCCATCAATTCAAATAATCCTACTAATTTATCTGAACTGAAACCTATATGTGGAAGCACTTGTGGCTCTATATTATCTAATTGTTTATCAAATTTGGCGTGAATATTCATTATAATCTTTTGACGTTCTACACTAATTTTATTTTTAACATAGGGTATCATTTTAATAGTATTTCTAATATTTTTCCGTGAATTTAAAAGTATTTTATAAGCAAACATAATAATATTGTAGTATCCATACAGCTTTACCCAATCTATACTAGATAACTTATACTTATTGAATTGTAAATAATTTACAAACACTTTCCGGACTAAATCTTTTAAGTTATCCATTGTATAATAAACTTTTGTTTAATCTCTAAATAAACTTTTAGAAAAAGTTTTAACAATAAAAAACCTTTTTGTAAAAGCTTACTATTTCTTAAAAAGTATTAAGGTATAACTAATAGTTGTGGTTCATCTTTCAACGATTCCACGTATATTTTGTAGACTATGTTTGCGTCTATTTCAGGATTTATATCACATTTACCATGCCAAGGTTCGTTTACTGGAAATCTACACCACAAAAAGTCAGGATGAACTTTTGATATCCATTTATCGGTTTTCTTAATAATAGTGCCATCTTCACCATATACAGTATTAATATAGGCCCATAAGTTTTGACTATTTTCTATATAAGCAGCACTACAAATTCTAAAGTTATAGTAAACTGTTTGTCCTTCAGTCGGTTTAACATGTTCAAGCGGACAATGATCAAAATTATAAACTATCACTTTATCATATGCATAATTCCAAACTGGATTGGCATTATCAATATCCATAATAAAAGGTTTATTGTAAGAACAAAGCACTTTTAGCATATGTAATAAATCACATGGTGTAGGTTCTTCTTTACTTAATTTAGAATCATTATTATTACGTTTACCAAAAAAGATAGACATATTTTTTTTAATTGCATTTTCCGATGCACATATCATCAAAGCTTCAATTTCCCATGTATCAAAGCATACAACCGTCATGTTATGATTTACAACTACAGATTTTTTAGGATAAGTGTATAACGAAGATAATATAGAAGCATTATTGCAAAATCCCGCCCATTTTTTATCACTTCTATTAGAAAATAATGGTATTCGATAATTTTTTTTTTGATAATTAATTGATTTTGAGCCAAATAAATCATCGTATTTTTTAAGACCCCCCCATTCAGCATATAAATTATTCGCGCGATCATTTATTTTTGTTTCCCACATAGGCCACCAATGATATTTTTCAGTTTTAAATGATGAACGCCAATTTAAAATAGTATGTTTTTTTAAGTCTATTTGCAATTCTCTTAATTTAATGTCATTTTCATTTTTTTCTATATCAACTTTGTTAGATATACAGCAATTACCCATTGGATATTATAGAATGATAATACTTAAATTAATATTGAATAATATATTTATTTATAAAATAAACTTAAAAATCTGTGTTATTATCTAATGAGTAACTTTGAAACAAACCAATTAAACTTTGAAACAAAACCAATAAAAATATTTCATCGTTTAGTGCGTGCATTTACATTTATAACAACCGATAATGAACTGGAAGCCGATTCACTCATAGAATTATACAAAAGTGATAAAGAAAAAATTAAAAATAATGTTCCTAATACAAAAATAGTAGATGTGTCAAAAATACAGGTAAAAAATGATTTTGGAATAAAAATTACAACCTTAAACACCAACTATATTTTTAATAACTATAAATCTAAATTTAATCAATATAATATACATTTAGTGGATTCAATAGGAGAAGATGCCGATACATGTTTGCTAACAAATGAAAAAATACCTTGTAAATTTACCATATAGTATATAATTGTCTAAAGTTATTTTAATTTACAAAAGATAATTTAAACAGTTCTTATTTAGTGTGAAAGACGGATTACTAATATATTTTTTATCTTCATAGTCGTTTACAATAAATGATAGTTCAATATTTTTTAGATATGTGTCTATTTCTAGTGTTTCACTATTATAACGTTCCTTTATTCTGCTAAAATACTCTACACTATATGTGTTATTTATAATGAGTGTTTGATCTGTAATATGCTCACTAATCTTATTGCAGTTAAACTTCAATATAGGTTTAATGAAATCAACCATTTTATTTTCATTATAATAATTATAAATAAGCTGTTTCTTAGCGCTATTTGGTCCACTATGTTTTATGGCTACTACTTCATAGTATAAATCACTTGTATCAGCTGCTATACAACTGAAATGCGTATCTTTAAGCATTTGAAAGATATAATTTGGCGATGTTTTTTCTGAAACAATAGCAAATTCGCACGCTGAAACCAAATATTCATCATCTTTTTTGATAACAATGTAAAACTGGTGGCCGGTAATAGAATTCATCTTTATTTTATTAAAAATAATTAATAAATTTAATTCAATTTTATAATATTTATAATATATGACATATACAAAAAGAAGATATAATAGGAAAAAATCAATAAAACGTAGAAAAATAAAGCGTAAAAATAAAAAAGGAACTAAAATGAAAGGTGGTTCCAACAATGCTTTATTTAAAGATGATAGATTTATAACACAACATATTTTGTATGCTACAGTTTTAGATACACGATTAACTTTAACTTTAGAGCATTTAATAAAAATATGTGATACAAATCCAAGTTTGCTAACAACGCTAACAGATACAGAAATTGAAAATATAAAATTAATTCCTTTAAACTCAACACAAATTGAAAGATTTAACAATATATTTGAAGATTTAAGTAAAGATTTAAGTAAAGATTTAATACAAAAAAAAAACAATTAATGGCGCTATTGCATTTGCTGGTGAAAGCGATTTTAGAAAGCCGCTGTACGTAAGAAAATTTGTTAATTTATTTTTAGAAATTAGAAATATAGAAAGTAATAAATGTAAACGTAAAATAGTTAAAATTGTAAGTAAAAAATTATTTAATAATAATATTTCTGATGAATATATAAAAATTTTATTAAATAAATATATTGTGATGATGAGTAATTTAGATAAAAAAACTAACAGAGATGAGTTAAATAAATTTAGTTTTTTTTTAAAATCATCTCTGGATAAACAACATGTAACTAATGGTGGTTTTAGAAAAAATAAAAAAAAAAAGAAAAGTAAAAAAATGAAAGGAGGAGCCGCGTTTGCTATAGCTGCGGGTACGCTTTTTGCTATATATATTTGCAGCGAAATAATTGATTATTATTTAGACAAAGATCAAGAAAAATATAAGTACAAATTAAATAGCCCTTGGTTTGTTGAGGTATCGGAGTTTAATAGAGAAACAGAATATAACGATACAGATATAATAGACAAATTAAATAAATATCAACAGGAACCCCGACAGGGGCTTGTTTCTATTAATTTACTTCAAAAGGGTATTGAATGGAATCAAATAAACAAAAAAAATACAATCTACTGGGATAAAAAACTAGGAGGACACTTACCAGGCACTTTTGTTATTAGAGGAACTAACCAGAGTGGTATTGCATATAAATTATCATATGTAGATAAAGACGAAGAAGTTAAACATTTAAACATAATGGAAATAGGCAACCCACCAGAATATAAATTAGAAACAAGTCATAAGTCATTTTACAGATTAGAAGATTTAGTTAACAATTACAAAGCCCGACGGGAAGATTCTCAAACAGAAAATGATGGTTTAAATACCAGATTATATGTATACAATAAATTTGGTATTTTTGTTAAATACAATGAACAAACAGTTACTAATAAGGAAATTTATTATTTATATGAAATCGTGGATGAGTACCTTTATAGAATAGAAAGATCTGATCAAACCAAAACTATCATCGGTCCCTGGGTGACTTGGGAATATATACGAAAAAAATTAATTGAAGACGTCGTGGATGACATAACTGAACATATGTTCATTCCGCTTGATGATTATGAAAATTTTAAACCAATTTATAATTTATAATAATATTGAAACAGGATTATAATTAACTCTCATCGCCCAATTTGGTCTACCTCGTGGATTGCAAACATATTTAATATTCGATTCATCTGAGTAGTCGAAATCGTGGAATGTAGAATGGGTATGACCAAATATCCAATGCCCTATTTTTTTATATTTAAATAATTTAGAGTAATGTGTATTCATTTCGCATGGATAATTGTAGCTGGTGTATTTTTTGAGTGGAACACTATGAGTAACAATATTAATAGATTTGATTAATGAATCTTTTTGTGCTTTTTTAACATAGCTTTCTAATTGTTTAATTTGGTCTTTACCTGTTTTGTAAATAGATTTTACAAGGGATCGTGATTCATCTAAAGATAGATTAAAATAGTCTCCATATGTTTTCATTGATTTTTTCATAAAAAATTGGCTTTCATTAAAATCCCACCAACCATTGCATCCTAAAAATAAATGACCTTTGTAAAGAAATGGATTTTTAGTTAAAAAGACTAATTTTTTATTTTTGTTTGCCTTAAATTTAGCATCAATTTCATTATCACTTAACAATTTAGGATAACCGCTGTAATGTTCGTGATTTCCATCAACAAATAAAACATGTTTATAGTGTTTAGATAAATTATTTAAATAATCAATACAATCATCAATATTATCAGCCACATCTCCTGCCACAACTAATACATCCGAAAAAGGAGTACATTTAAAAGGTGCGTTTAATACATAATCGTCATTACTCTTCTTACTATACTTAATATTGGGATCCCAGTGCTCAATATGCAAATCAGACACAATATCCACAGTATTCATTATAAATAAATTAGAAATAAATTAGAAATAAATTAGAAATAATTAGAAACATAAATTTAAGCTATTTATAATATTTCCATTTGTTTCTAAATATGTAGGTTTACCTAAAATAGCTATTAACTCCGATTCACAACACATCATCAAAAGCTTAAACGACAATGATGGTACCCTTCATGAAAGCTTCGTGTGGTGCGCAAAAGTATTCAAACATACCTACATTTGATGCCGTCCATGTAAATTTGTATGCGACGCCAGCAGCGCTGTCTGCTAGTTCGGATGGACCGACAACAACTTTTCCACTTTCGTTCGACTTGACTGAAAAGCTGTGACTCTTTTCCACTTTTCCCACAAAGTTGACAACTGTACCTTGCTTGATGGTAAGAGTTGGAAAATACTTCTTGTTGCTGTCCACAACCCCTTCTACATTGGACACCATTGTCCACTGAAAATCTCCCGATTGGGTGATTGTGATCGTATCTGGCGAAGAACGTTTACTGTCCGAAATAACACTGCTTCTGAATAATTCCTTATAATTTTGTTTAACTAATGGTTCTTTAATAATAGCATCATTTTTGCTTTTACATAAACACAAAAATACTGCTAATATAATTATTATTATAGTTAAAACTATTACAGATATTGATAAACATTTAATTTTTTTCTTATTTGTCGAAATTAAACTAAACATATTATGAATATTTAATATATTTTATTTTTTTTTTATTTGTTTTAGAACATTCATTAGTGTTTTGGTTTACACCTGGCGTCCCATGTGAATATACATCAAACTTATTTCGCACATGCTCCTCACATCCTTGCGAACCATATATATTTTCGGCATATTCTTTCTCATTAGGATTTCCAAGAAATTTAATTTTAGTGCTTTGTTTAAATTTATCGGCATAATGTCCACACACTTTAGAACCAAAACAAGTGCACCACGGACGTCTTTTATTCGATAAATAATATTTTTTTTTTGGATGATTTTTAGGCAGCTGTTTAAAAACATCTTCAGCTAATTTTCCAATTGGATTTCCAGATTTATCGGCATAAGACCGTGCTTCTTCAGATAATTCGCAACACGTATGGTGTGTCGCATCATTAAAACAGTGACTCGTCTCAGGTATATCTGGAAGTCCACATTTGTTGAGTAAATACTCTCGTTTACTTTTAAATTGTGAAAAAGGGATGTTATTCATATTTAATTTCTTATATTTTTTTTTACTTTTTTTATTTTCATTAAATTTAAATCTAAATTTTTTACGCGAATAATGGTCTTTAATTTTAGTTCTTTCACCTAAAAACTTAAAATATTTTTGTGACAATTTAAAATGGTGTGGTTTTTTATCTTTCAAAACTCTTAAACGCACAAATAAAATCATCCCTACTTGCCAAATACGTTTATGTGAATATTTATCTTGTCTAAATAATTTTTCAAGTTTTTTTATTGTATCTTTAACATCTTTTAATGTTGTGTAAAATATTGGGATTGTGTCTGTTGGGTCTTTATCTATATAAACATCGAATGATTTATCAGGATTATTTGGATGAAATAAAAAAGTGTGTTTAGTTTTTTTCTTTTTCATTAATATTAACATTTAAAATACTTTTCTAAAAAGGAGAAATCTATGATTTCACAATAAATAATGTTGGTAAAACTTGCTTACCAATATTATCCTGTGTTTGTTATTTGGTGATTAATTTCAATCCGTGCCAGTTTAATAATAGTTTTGTTTATGCATACGGATAGCATACCTATAAAAAAACAATTAAATAGTATATTAAAACTAACAGGCGAATAACTACTAATATTATACTCACTATCATTGCTATAAAAATATAATACAACGGCAGACTGTAATGGCGCTTTA